TGAACGAGTGTTTGGGTGTTTGCCAACGCACTACTACCTGTTGCAGTGGGTGTTTCGAGGAATGATGAGGGTGTAGCAGGGTAATTGTTAGTACCCACAGGAGTGTCTGTACCCAGTTCCCAATAAATATGTTTCACAGTGGAAGTATCATCTGCACATACATAGACTACTACAAGAGCCTCATTACCACTGGCGAGAAGAGAGGGTGTACCTGCGGCACTGGCACTGCTTGTATTCAGTGTGTAAGTTGTTGTTGCACCCACACCACCTGCAAATTGATACATGACACCATCAAGAACAGCGTACCCACCTTTCACAGTGAAAGTAGTACCACTGGCATAATTGACAGCACCGGGTAGGTTGGCGGGGGTATTCCTGTCACCTTCGCCTACCGATGTATCATCGTACATGATGATACCATTACCGTGTACACCCTCAATCATGTTGGTGAGTGTAGGTGATATGATGTGTTCACCATCAGTTAAGCCATCAGCGTTAGTCGCTGTTGTCACTGTTAAGTTCTTATTCGTATGTCCCGATACTGGATTACCGTTTCCCATGTCATGCCACCTCAATTAAAATTTCAATGTTAATTTCATTTGCCGATGTTTTGATAATCGGCTTTGTCGTATAACGAGCGACTGGTGTGAAGTCGGAGGTGGTACGATTCTGTATGTACACCTCACGAATCTTATCATCGAATGCATCATCAATACTCATGGATGCTTCGACAAGGAGAGCAGTGTCGTCAATAATCGTCACTGTCGGCGTGAGGACAACGGCAGGGCGACCAGCCGCTCCATCCTCCGAAGTAGCCGGTGTACCGTCGAAACCTACCACTACTTCGTTGATGTTATCAGCGATGGTCTGTAGGAGCAAACGGCGTATGTGATTCGATACTGGCATGTCAATAACTCCTGTACTCGGATTTGTTTACACCTATCGGTAGCCCTTCTCCACCAATTTTGCCTCTTGTCTTCGTGCCTTTAACCCCTCCGATGAGGAAGGCGGTGTTGTGTACACCTCGTTCTGTCACTGTGGAAGTAATACGCAACTCAATCTTACCAAACATGGACAGGTTTTCTTCGACAATCTGTACATAGGTGAGTGGTGCTTCTGCGCCGGAAACAGCATTTGCTCCTTCGCTTATGCCTTGTAGTACCCCTTCTATACCCGACTCGATATTGAGCATGGTTAGGTCAGTGTAGCCTGTGAGTGGTGTGTGTTTTGCTTCTGTGATGACACGGTTTACTCCACCGTACTCGATGGTCATACCGGGGCGTAGGTGGGTCAAACCCGGATGCCCCTCACTGCTGATTGCACCAGCGGAAAGCGTATTACCTCGTAGGATTTGACGACCCACACTCTTTGCCTTTCTGCTTGAGCGTACTGTCATGTCAACGACAGGTGCAGGTTCTTCTCGTATCTCACCGTTGATACCGCTTTGCCTTTCAGTATCATTAACAGTGACAATAACCAAGTCATTCAATGCCATTGGTTGTCCCTGTACAGTGATACGATTAGGCGTGTTATCCACTGGGTCTGTGCGAGTCGAGCCGAAGTGGAAGTCAGCATCCACTGTTGCAGTGGCTTCACTGAATGTGATGGGTACATAGAGCATATTACCAAACCGGTCCATCAACACCATACGGCTGTCGTGTCGTCCAATGAAACGCAGTGCTGTCATCAAGTTGACATTAGCGAAGTCTTGACCGAGGAAACGATTGGAGTGCATTCTTCGACCATTGTTGTTGTTTGTAGCGGCCATGTTGCGACCAATGTTGAAACTGTTCATACTTGTAGTGGCCTGTTGACCTAAGCGAATCGCCATGTCGGTAGTACGAAGACCAACATCAATCGGCTGTCCCAACTTAACTTCACGCTCAAAGAAGCCGAGGTCACTAAGTGTTTTACCTTTCATATTTCTTAGGTTCATCAAGATACCAACAGTGCTTGACTCAAGCGTTGAGGTCACCAAGCGTTGAGCCGGGTTGTCGGCGTTGTAAACAAGTAGGGGTTTGTTGGTTGAACTCAATATATTGTCACCTAAAAAGGGTACTGCGGTACTACTGTGGCCCGGAGTTTCTTTGTGTGTGATTTGAATTGACGACTCACCCTCAACGATTTGATAGCGAGTTTCGGGCATGACTTGGAAGGTGGATGTGTTATTACTTTCAATGGTAACTTTCGCCTGTACGCCCGTACTCGTGTCCACCTTTGCATGATGAACGGCGTTGTCAACGAACACCGGCTTACGCACATGGTCCATCACTGCGGGCATGTCTGTATTGAACCGACCAACGATTGTGTTCTTGATTACCGCCATGTTAGTACCCCATCTTGTATTTATCAACAAGCCATTCTTTATGTTCTTGTTCAGTCATGTTATCAGTGACGCTTTTTGTTGGTCGTGATAATACAATGTTTTCCCAATCTATGGGCTGGTCATGAGAAACAAACGCCTCATTCATTTTAGCATCGTTAGTAGGGTTCCACTCATTTTGTCGTCGTTGAACATTCCCAATGTTTTCCAATTTACCCCTATATCCGAGTACAGTGGCTCGCTTGTCATCCTCCCGCATCCGAGAAAAAAACGAAGCAGTAGCGTGTGGTTCTGCCCCACCTTCAGCCCACCATGTTCCTTCCCTGTCAAGGTCAATTGGGGTATTTTTTTGATGCCATTGTGTAGCATCCATAGGTTGTGTAGTTAAGAACGGTACTCCACGGTAAGCAGTTACAGGCTCTTTACCGGGGTAATCTTCTATGTAGTTGTACAACTTCATTTGGCGTGATGCCTTGAGGAAAAGCCATGCTTTATCTATTGGAGTATTCTTGATTACCACCATGTCACTGCCCCATCATTGAACCCCTATAGCCAAAATCGCTTGGGTGTTGGTTTGCGTCTTTTGAAGAACGCTTACCGGATTGTGCGCTCCAAAACTCCCAATCATCGGGTATTTGCGTCAGTCTTTCGGGTGGGATATTTTGAGTCACCCATGCTTCCGGCCCTTCCCTTCCCCATCCTTTATTTCTAAATTCACCCTGTACTTCTTTAATCGGCATTCTTACACCGACCCTTGCACGATAAGGAAAATCTCCCATCAAATTCGCTCTTCTTATCGGACTAAACCAATTACCGGGTTTATCAAAATCAAACAATTTAGCATGTGGCATTTCATCGTTATCAGCCCGTTCTTGAAAGTATTCTTCCCAACTTCTTGAATAATCGGAAAGAGGTTCGGGTTTTAATCCTTGACGGAATACTTGTTCTGCGGGCTGTTGCATAGAAACTGGCATAGAGGGAACAGGGGTATTCCTACTTGTAGTGACTCCTTCATTCATCATCCTTTCCATTTCATTATTTTCAAAAAATTCAGCAGTAGGGTGGCTTCTTTGCATCGTCACCGGCCCATACGAACTGGGGAAGTCGGGATGGAACTCACCTAATTCGGTTTGGCGTGATGCCTTAAGAAGATACCAAGCCTTCTCAAACACCATACCAAACCCTCAACAGTTCCATCGCTTCAAGGATGCTCCCTTTGGAGTAAGTTTGCCCTTCTTGCTGGTTGCACCCTTCATACCACTCATACGAGCGCAGAATGATTTACGACGCTTGGCCTTCTTTGAACCGGGCTTGAGTTTACTTGGTTTGGTAGTGACAGGAGGCTTGAGATTCGCACCACTCTTACGCTTGGCGGCGGCACGACCCTTAGCGTTCAGTCCACCTTTTTTGCTGTGTTTGTTTGGATTGTAGCCGTGGAATGGTTTTTCCTTTTTGGCTTTCATCAAAGCAAATGTGTTTTCCATTGGTGTACAACAGTTGCAAAAGTCGTAATCAATCATGCGCCATCACCACTGTGGTCCGTTGAATTGTAGTCAACATCTCCTTTATGTCCTTTTGGATGAAGGGATTGGGAGTAGCGTGGTTGCACTGTGAAATCCTTACGGACAACGCTTTCATCGCTCTCCACGGATGTGCGACGGCGTGATGCGTCAGCACGATAATGTTCCAAAGTATTTTCACTGATAATTACACGAGTCACTTCATTGTCAATCTTACTGCTGTCAAAACCACTGTCACCTGTTCCGATAATCTTTGGTCCTTGACTCATAGGTACAGTGTCGCTTGCGCTAATATCCATGTAATACGCAGGTGTGTAAGGTGGGTTAGTGTCGGGGTTGGTGGCACGAATGTATGACCCAACTGATGCCTTACCGTTATCCACACCATACACATAAAGCCCATATTTCCCACCAGCAGTAGCACCGAAGTAGTTGCTACCTACTTGTGGGCTTGATGAGTGTAAGTTGAGGTTAGAGCGGAACATTTCGATGTGTTGCTTGTCCATCATACGCACTGGGCGCATCATGTATGTGACCTTCTTATCAGTCACATTTGTACGCACATGTCCGTTAGTGTCCGTTTGGTATGGGTTGCTGGATTTCCATATAGAAGCGGCTGTCACTCCGTATTTTTCTGCAAGATAACCTTCCACTTGTTTTATTTCAGCATCACTAAGACCCCTACTGTACTTGATGACTTCTGCTATATCACCATGCCATTCAAAACTCGTACCGTCGTTGCCACCCGCACCAACATGGGTAGGGTTATCTGCGTTAGGAATAAAATTGGCAGAAGTATCTGTTCCTATAACAGCCCCATCTGCAAACAGTTGAATGTGGTCCGATTGACCATTACCATCAGTGTCATGCACTCTTACTGAAAGGATAAACGGCTCAAATGGAGTGGTGGTTAATTTCGATTCAGTACCAGCCGACTCAACATTTTGACCCGAACCGTTAAACCAAGTAAATCTAAATTTATTTGTACCCATGTTAGCATACAAAGAGTACCCTGTGTGGGGAGCGTTTCTTGCTGTAATAGCGGAGTTCCATGTGCCGGTATCTCCATTCATGTCGGCTATAATGAAGAGTGTCATTTGTTCTGTATTCAAATTCGCATCAAACGCTCTCGAAAGTACATCATTAGCACCATCGAATCTTATTACAGGTTGACCATTGAATACACCAGTTTTGTACACAGGTTGATTTGCCGAAGTTGATTGTGTAAAGTGACGATTATTACCCGATACATCACTCCATTGTGATACAGCATCACCATCGCTTAATTCCAAAGAGTCAGCCTTTAGCCATAGGCACATATCTGTTGTAGGAATACCACCCCAATCAGTGTCGTCAATAGGCGAAAGGTAGTTGCGGGTTTCAGCAAGGTAAGTACCACCGAGTGGGTTGAAGTTTGAGGTGTGACTCATACGCACCACACCGCCTTGAGGTTGCCCTCCGAAGTCGAGTGCGGTGAGGTCGTAGTTGCCTATGGTTTGAGAGCCAGTTTGCATACCACCCTGTAGCACAACACGCTGTCCTACATTGCGGTCTGTGTGTAGGCTGTGCGCTTCGGTGTTGATGATGATTTGATTGGTGTCCACACCTTGTATGTTCTCGGTGTCAAGACCGATACGAGGGCTACTGCGACTCACAGCATCCTTGTGAGGTGAGTCACCAACGATGTTCTCCATACGGTCGCTCACTACTGCTTCGGGCTTGAGTAGTCCATCTTCTGCAATCTCCAAGCGTGAACTGATACCACGGGGTACTTCATCGGCTTGCAGTGTATCGTTTCTTGCACGAATATATCCATCATTGAGGATAGGCTCGGCGGTATGATGAGAGAGTACAAGACCCGTGGTGTGGATTGGTTCACTCAATGCGGTGAGTACATCTTCGTTGAATTGAGTTGGGTATCGAATACCTCGACCATTACCCATGTCACCTACACGCTGTGCGTTTGATGGCATGAACACATCAACCAGTGTTGTTGAGTCATTACTATTGGTGTTGTTTAACCGACCACCGAATCTTGGTACGGTTGCTGAAATACTCAATGCTGAATCAGCCGCATTGGTAAGTCCCTTCAAGTTGACAAGGTGCTTTCCGTTGTTGTGTATTCGCTGATACGGTGTACGGTTGTTGCGTCGGTCATACTCGTATGCGTCACCCGCATCCCATGATGGGCGAATACCGAATGACCGGACAGGGAAGCGGCGAACATCTTCACCACGGGTGTTGCCCCACCAATCAACGAGGTAGTATTTTGCCGCACTCTCAATCGAGTCCAAGCCCTTACCGTTGCCATCGCCCCACCAATCACGCAGTACAGTAGCACTGTTGCGTAGGGTGCGTACAGGGCAACCGAACGGGCGGGTGTAGCGAACACCGTCGCTGTACCGAACTTGCCACTCCGGTTTGTCAACACCGAGCATAGCGGAGAAGTTGGTTTGGCGTTCCATTATACCGGTGTAGGTGTTAGGGAATGTTGGGTTTGAACTACCGTTGCCGCCAGCGTAAG